CTCGTCAAGAACGGTAATCTCAGCAAATTTGCTGACATGACCGATCAAGAATTTGAGCGTCGCCTCAATGACTTGTCGACTGAACTCATCAACTTGTCTGGATCCCTTAGGGGATTGGACAAGAAGTTGGTGATGGACAAGTTGAATAAAGTTTTGGCAATGCAAAATGAATTTGTGGCGATCAAAATGGCAAGTGGTGTTCGGCATTCACCGTGGTCTATTGAGCTGTTCGGTAAGAGCAATCAAGGGAAAACCACATTGGGAGATCAGCTGATTGATGCTGTGTTAACGAGTCAAGACATGCCTACTGGTAAGACGTATCGCTGTGCATACAATCCAGGGGACAAGTACATGTCCAATTGGACCTCTGACAAGCTTGTCATGATTTTTGATGACGTCTCCAACGATAAATCGCAATTCGTTGAGAGACCTCCCACTCGAGCGATTTTAGATGTGTGCAACAATCAAATGTTTTACGCACCAAAAGCGGAGTTGGAAGCGAAAGGCAAATGTTTTGTCGAACCATGGATTGCATTGGCGACCACGAATAAGAAGGACTTGGATGCTGGACTTTATTCCAATTGTCCTTATTCCATTCAGAGACGGATGATTTGCATAACTGTGAAGGCAAAGCCTGAATTCCAACACATCGAAGGTGGTGTGGCCTGTGGAATTGATTCAACAAAGGTGAGGGAACATTATACCATTGATGGTGTTTATGATCCTCCTATGTTTGATGACATTTGGACAGTCACCATTGAGAAGGCAATTGAACCTGATGATCTTCGAGTCGTGGCGGGATACAAAGCGATTACATGGCGTGGCAAGGAGATGAGAGACGTTTCTATGGCGGAGTGCATACAATGGGCCATCGAGGATTTCAACACACACAAGTTGAATCAAGAGGCCATGTTGGACGCAAAGAAAGCCAGAGATAACAAGATGGTGAAGTGTGAGCATCCAGGATGCAAACACCTTCTTGGCAATTGTCCCGATCACGACATTCCCAAGTGTTTGCCTTGTGATCCACACTTTGGCAAAGAGACAATAGCGGCTTGTCGAAGGTTGTGGTTTGGTGCTGATAGTACTATGCCACTAATCGACAGTCTCTATGATCGTGCTGATAGTGAGGCAGCGCAGCTGATTTACACTCATGGTACTAGATTTCTGGCATCATGGGATTGGATTAAGGTTGTTCCAGCTCCAGCATTTGACCACGAATACGCACCACTTGTGCTCAAGTGGTTGTACAAGGATAAGTTGACGCAGAATTACATGTGGGAGACTCGACGTCTCATTATTACATGTGCATCATCCGTTACATTCATCCTTTGTCTTTTTCCAAATGTGTTCGGCTTCTCATTATGCGTCTTTTCGATTCTTCGTTATGTATCTGCCCAACGCACTCTCTTGGAGCGTGTTGAGCAGGACTTGTTCGAGGAATTGCGAGATCGCAATTTCAGGATTCTTCCAGTTGTTCGTAAGTACCGCGACAATGCCGCCAAGATCATTTGTGGTGCATCCATTGGGATTGCAGCCATATATGGTCTTGCACGTGCCTATCGCGCGTACAAATCGGGAGAGCAGAAGGCCCATGGTTCATTGGAACCCAAGTCTGAAGCGGACGTTGCACAGAGGGACGGAGAAACAGACGTTTGGACATCGGTCGTGAAAAGGGATTTACCTATCACGGCCATATCCAAACGTATGTCACCGGATCAATTATGCAACGTCGTTAACAAAGCGCTTGTGTACGGTTCCATACACACTGATGAAGGTAATGGTATGGTGAATGGATTGATGTTGTCGTCCAACGTTATCCTCATACCTAATCATTATTTCACAGAATTTGGATCTGAACTCAAGTGTACTTTCCGAAAGCGAAATCCTGAATCGAGTGGTGGAAAATTTGCCGCTCGGCTGCACATCGACTGCACCTATCTTGTACCCAACACTGATTTGCGTGTGTGTTACATTCCGAATGGAGGATCATTCAAGAATTTGGTCAATTACTTCCCAACAGGAGATATGCCATCTGTGCCATTCCGAATGCATTGGCGCCAAAAGAATGGTGAGATTTTGCGAGCCAAGGGCATCACTGTCCCTGGTATCGTCAAGACGACTCACGAATTCAATGGCGGAATGTATAAGAATCTCACGATGGACACTTTTGAGGGATTGTGTGGAGCAACTCTTGTGTCTGAAACGAATGGATGTGTCATCATGGGTGTTCATTTGGGTGGCACTGCCGGCACGCCATGTGGCGTCTACGGCAGTCTCACGCAACAGCAATTGTTTGGGGCATTTGCTGCGCTGAGGAGTATTGAGGGAGTGGTTCTTTCAGGTGAGGCTGGGAAGTTTGAGACAACTGTGCTTGGAGTGCAGCTGCTAAAGCCTGATAAGCTTCACAAGAAGAGCCCTCTCAATTACTTGCCAGAAAACTCACAGGTGGAGTATTACGGATCGTGTATTGGTCGTTTAGTGACTAAAACGTCCGTGAAAATAACTCCGATTAGCGAGCATATCTTGGATGTCTGCAATGTCCCTAACATCTACAGAGGTCCCAAGTTGAATCCCGAATGGTATGGGTGGCAAACGTGCTTGGCCAATCTCGCAGTTCCTGCTTTGCCTTATCCTCATAATTTGCTAGAAATAGCAGTGAAGGATTACAAGGAACCATTGATCGAGATTTTCTCTAGCCCATTGTGGTCAAAGAGTAGACCTCTGAATGACCATGATAATTTGTGTGGCATAGCTGGGAAAAAGTTCATGGATGCAATCAAGCTCAACACTTCAGTGGGATTTCCGCTAACTGGCCCTAAACGGGATCACGTGATAGAGCTTGAGCCCACTGAGGAGTGGCCCAACAATCGTGAGTTGGAAGCTACCCTTATGGAGGAGATCAACCGCATTGAGAACTGTTACCGGAGAGGTGAACGTGGCTATCCAATAGCCAAGGCTTGCAAGAAGGATGAGATTTTGACAAAGGACAAGTGCCGTATTTTTTACGGCAACGCCTTGTCATTAACTTATCTTATTCGTAAGTATTATCTTCCTCTTCTTCGCGTCTTACAAATGAATCCACTCGTTTCCGAATGTGCCGTCGGAATCAATTCCCACGGCACTGAATGGCAAGAGTTTCATACTCATGTCACGAAGTTTGGAATGGATCGTCTGTTTGGAGGCGATTATGGTAAGTACGATCAGAAATTGCCATCTCAGCTTATTTTCGCATCATTGCGCATCCTCATGGATTGTGCAAGACGATGTGATTACACAGAGGAGGATATCAGGATCATGGAAGCTATGACTGGCGACATCGTATTCGCCTATGTTGCCTTCAATGGAGACTTGATTGGCTTGACTGAAGGTACTCACATTAGTGGCAATTCTCTGACGGTTATTATTAATGGGATTTGTGGTTCTCTGAATTTACGGTGTTTCTTTTACTCTCAATATCCACCAAGAAATTTTGAGGAACGCCTCGTTTTTCGTGATTATGTTGCTGCCATGACATACGGAGACGATAACATCGGATCTGTTAGCCCAAGTATTGATAAGTTCACGATCAAAGAGTGTTCCAAATTCCTGGCGGAATATGGGCAGGTATACACCATGCCAGATAAAGAGTCTGAATTATTGGATTTCTTACCACCAGAAGAGTTTGAGTTTCTTAAACGCACAAGTGTGTGGCACCCCAAACTGGGTGTACATGTTGGTGCTTTGTTAGACAAGTCAATCTACAAATCATTGCATTGTTTCATGCGAGATAAGAATTGCGTAGATACTGAAGAAACAGCTTGTGCTCAGAACATTGACGGTGCATTACGAGAGTGGTTCAACCATGGTGAGGAAAAGTTCGAGGAACAACGGCAACTGATGAAGGAAGTTGCAACACGTGCAGGGATAGCACATATCTGCACGGGCTTGGACACTACCTATGACGATCGGGTAGATGAATGGAGGTCCAAATACGTCGCTCCGGAGACGTTAAATCCGGCCCAGTTTTAAATCTGATGGTAAGCAAAATTAATGTGTGTATATGGAAACCAGTTGTATAGTATTTTGTGTATTTGTATATTAATGTAACCTAGGCTTTGCACACGTAGCGCGCCCTAACGGGGCATCGAGAGATGGGTTCAGCGCGCCCGACCACAAGTGCACCGCTTGGAAGATTTGATTCGGTCTCCTTGCGTCATAAATTTATGGATCGGTAACATGTGTAAGTGTGTTCTGTCACTTTGTGACGAAGCCAGTGTTCAGGTTGGCACTGGTGCCTCAAATGAGGTTCGAACCAGCCGCGACTCTACTGTGGGAGACGTACGTCTTTTTGACGCAAATACTAGCATACCGGAGGATGCTAGTACACAGGACACTGTGGTTTACAAACCGCAGAGTGGTTATGAGCCTAAATACTTGGATTACCTCTACTATGAAGGTCTTAGACATGATATGGAGAGTTTTATAAACTTCTGCATCATGCAAGGACCAATTGGTGAATTTGAGGTGCAATCAGGTATGGAGACCTCTTCGGTGATGAAGATGGCCACAGCCAAAGAACAAAATGTTAAGTTTTTCGATAAGCCTGATGAGTACACCGTCAAAGTTAATTCTGAGATGGATGCTACTCGTATGGCACAAGACACTCATGACGCCACCCTGCAAAACTTTTTCAGCAGACCTATAAAGATCTTTGAAAAAGAATGGGTGACAAATGGAAATCTTATCGATCAATTTGATCCATGGGCTTTGTTCTTTAACAACAAGCGTGTTATTAATCGTTTGAACAATTACAATTTGATGCGAGCTAAACTGCATTTGAAGTTCGTCATTAATGGCAATGGGTTTCAATATGGTCGTGCATTTGCAGCCTATTTACCGTTCAACGATTTTGACCAGGCATCCAACACCAATCAGTTATTGGATACGTTTGCTTTTAACACGCAATTTTCACAATTACCCAAGGTGTTCCTCAACCCAACTACAAGTATGGGAGGGGAAATGGTGCTACCTTTTGTTTTTCCCAAAAACATGGTGAGCGTTCCTGATTCAGAATGGTCGGCCTTGGGTGCCATTCTATTAAGACCTTTGCAATTTTTGCGACATGCTAACGGTGCTGATGACAAAGCAACCGTGAGTGTTTTCGCTTGGGCTGAGGACGTTCAATTGTCCGTGCTCACTTCCAATGACACCAACACTATCACGCCACAGAGTGGTATGGAATGTGATGAGACTGAGGAAGCAAATTCTAAAGGCATGATTTCTGGACCAGCCACGAAAGTGGCTAAGGCTATGAGCAAAATGGCTACAGCGCCCGTTATAGGGCCTTACGCGGCTGCCACTTCCGATGTGGCAGGCGCTACTGCAGCCATGGCTAAGCTATTTGGTTATTCACGGCCAACAGTGACCAAAGATCCAGAACCTTATCGTCCAACTGCTTTTTCCAATTTGGCTACTACAACAGTGCCAGATACACCAGCAAAAATTACAGTGGATGATAAACAAGAACTTTCTATTGATCCACGCATCGCTGGTTTGGATGGTCATGATCCTATGGACATCCTCACTATTGCAAAACGTGAATCTTTGTTGACAAAGTTCGATTGGCCTCTCAATACGGCACCAGAGACACTGTTGTGGAATGCTCGCGTTTCGCCAGTTCTGTGGCAGGAAGCGATATTGGCGAATGGAGCTATTATGTTACCAGCTTGCGCTGCCGCTGCATTGCCGTTTGAGAAATGGACAGGTACGATCAATTTTCGATTTCAAATTGTGTGTTCTACTTTTCATAAAGGCAGAATAAAGGTTGTTTACGACCCAAATTTTGTTGATGAGAATGAATACAACACCATGTATACCGAAGTGATTGATATAGCGGATAAAACCGATTTTACAATTTCTGTTGCCAATGGGCAACAAGTTACATGGCTTGATCATGCTGTCCCTGGTAGAGATTCAGTGACCACACAATACAGCACCACTCGTTTCACGACGAAAGGTGATGGAAATGGTGTGATCGCAATGTACGTGGTTAATGAACTTACGACGCCAAATAGCGCTGTGAACAATGACATTGAAGTCAATGTTTATATTAGTGCTGGAGACGATTTCGAGGTGATGTTGCCGTCTGACAACTTTGCCCGATATGTGTTTAAACCACAGAGTGGAATGGAGAGGGACTTAAATCCTGACGCTGAAGGCACCAATGAATTGAATGCTCCCATCCACATGGAAGAATCCTACATAGGACCAACGAAAGATCCGTTGAAGGACATTGCAAGTGTTTATTACGGTGAATCTATACGTTCGTTTCGACCTTTGTTGAAACGTTACGCACTACACGAGCG